TCATGCGCCGCCACAAAGAAGAGGTCTACCACCTTCTGCTTTCCTGCCTCCATACCGGCAGCAAAATAAGCCTTGTTGCTGCTGCGAATACGCTTTGCCAGATCGTTCATTGTACTCATAGCTGTATCCCCCTCTCACAAGAAAACAGTTTCATCGGTGACTTGTCCGTTGTCTGTGATTTCTACTTCCATTTCATCAGATAATTTCACGCGGATTTCTGCCCGATTTGCACGAAATGGCGCAAATGACGAGTTATAGCAGTCGCATACAATGTAGTCTCCATCAAAACGGAACGTGTTTTTGTGGCAGTCCTTGTACTCTGCATTCCTGTTGCAGGTTGAAAGCTTTGCCCATCGTCCCTTCCAGTCCGGAGCTTTGATTTTGTAATCAGGATACGCTTCCTGGAATGCTGCATACTTTTCTGGGAATAAACCCCGTAGCTGATGCAAAAACATCGGGACGGTTTTGTCCTGATAATCCCGAATTACGCCGCCCATCATTGCTCGTGGGATAAAATCGCAAATTCTCTTGATGTTTTCAGGCGTGAGTTTATCTGCGCTTATGTACAGTTTGTTTGTGCTAAAATGCGGGTCATCGCAACGGATTCCCCCGCCGAAATCCTCCAACCATATATAAGAAACGGTGAGAAAAGCATCTTCTCCTATGCGTGTAATCAAATTGGTTGATGGATATTGCAATTTCCCATAAGCTGGATTTGTTCTGGCTTCTTTCTGAACCCGTAAAAATGCCTTTGACCGTTTTGTTCCACCATCCACAATTGTGATCTCACCGTTGGGGCATCTGACGCCAAATAGTGTTGTTACGCAAAAACACTTTCCATTTTTATAGGCAGAGCATTCCTCGGCGCGGTTGCAGCGGATGTATTCCGCTCTTAACCTACAATTCCTGCTACCATCTCCATATAAATGCGCGCAAATGCAGTTATCGTTCATAGCTGTATCCCCCTTATGTACTTATCGAAATACGTTGTTGCTACCGCCATAGCCGCCCACATATCTTTCGCAAACTTCGTGCCGTTCACATAAAAGAAGCCCGGCTCTTTTTTCGTCCCTACACCTCCGTATCTGTCAATCAGCGCTTGCCGGATATTCTTATCCTTCGCGCTCAGACAGCCGCACAGGTACAGCTTTTCTTCTCTCCTGTATATCCTTTTCGGCTCATATCCGCCAGACCTCAACGCAATTTCCCAGAATCGCCCGACCCAAACGCAGGTGTCGAACACTTCCTGTCCTACTGTTTGCCCCATACCCTGCACCATCTCGATTGCAACGTCTATGCAGTTTGCATAAAACTTCCGGTCAAGCATATCTGCCACTGCCGGATTCTCGATTTTCCCGACCTCCAGCACCTTCCGGATTTCCTTCCCGTCGTGCTCCACCAGCACATAGCCGGATTGAACGTTGCCGGGGTCAATTGCCAGAATCGTTCCCATTTGCATTTTCCTTCATCAGTTTTTCAATTTTTACAATAGCCTTCAGTTCCGCATCTACCAGCATCCCAAGCAGGTTCATTTCGTTTCGAATCGAATTACTCAAAGATTCGACCATCGTGAGCTTCACCCATTCATTTTTAAGGCGTCCTGTGATTGTGTCCATATGGTTCTTTAATTCTTCAAGCGTCATTTCGTTTAACTTACTTTCTCCCACGCTTCTCCCTCACTTTCCAAAACAGTTCGTTGTAAGTGTTATACCGCTTCTGAATGTCCGTGCTTGCAATGTCCGGGTGAACTTTCAGCCACCATTCGTACATCCCGCACGTCTGCATTTCCGGGCAGCCGCACCGATAAACGCAGTTTGGCACGAGAACGTCCGAGATCTCCGGCTGCACCTCATGCAGAGCTGTTTTGAAATCCTCGGCATACGCGCGCGTCTCCGGGTCTGCCTGACTGCATAACCGCTTGCGCATGGTATCAATCAGATTTTGAATATTTGGGTCCCCAATAAAATCAACCCTAGCGTCCTGAGGTGCCTTATTGCGGTCGTACTTCGATTGCCTGTCGTTTCTCTGGGAATCAACCCGGCTTCTCCAAATATGTGTCTTCCAGTGCATGGCGACCCAATATTTAATATCTTTCCATCGAAATTTGATGATAATATCTCGGATTGGGTCATGCTCTGCGATTAGGATTGCCCTTTTCCATTCAGCACTCGGTTCGCGCCCAAGAGGCGGCTTTTTTACAGTTGCCCGGCAATCGTTTACAACTTCTTGCCAGTCTCCTTTTACTTTGATGATTTCTGTCCTCAAAATTCCCTCCTATACAAAACTCCAATGCTGCCCGCAAGCCTGTTTATACCGCCCATGTGCGCAATTTGAGATATTCGCACGGCTGATTCCGGTTGCTACACTTGCCGCCATAATGCTGGAATAAATTTCGCCAGTATCATCGCAGCGGACCTTCTTGCGATTTTTGATAGCTGCAAGTTCTGTTATGGCCTCCATTTTTTCCTTTGAAAAATGCTTATCAAGAACATCGAAACGGTGCCGCTGGTTTTCGCTCAAAGTGCACCATTCTAGGTTCTCAACTCTATTATTCGCCTTGTCTCCGTCGATATGGTTGACTTGCGGCTTGTTCTCCGGGTTTGGAATGAACGTTTCAGCTACAATACGATGTACTCTTCGGTACCCAGCTCTTCCTAGCCCAACGCCCAGATATTTCCCTCTGCTGCCAAACGGTTTCAGAATCTTACCAGTCTTATCGTTTCTGATTTGTCCATCTCGGTTGACACTATATCCCGAAGCGTCTTGAATCTCCTGCCAGTCGCCCTTGATGTTTGTAATATGTGTGTTCATTCTTCCCTCTGTTCTCCGTAGCTGCAATACCCGTCAGGCTCCGGGTCTGAAAGCCCTCTCCGATCTGCGCAGTACGGGTCATTTTCTTCATTCCGACGGAAATTCTTGCAATCTTGGCAACGCACGACCGGCACAGCGTCTACGACTGGCAGACTGTATAAGTCCTCACGTATCCCCTCGTATCCCCACTCCATTTCGATACAATCGATTACTGCATCTAAGTCAACTAACCGCACGATCTTCACCTCCATCCATCTTCGCCCCGCAGTTGGGGCAGTGCTTGTAATTCAGAAGGCTCACGTCCGCAACGTCGGCGGCGGGCATTTCCCGAATTTCGGCATATGCGCGTTCCAACCGTGTTAGTGCCGTCATGCTTCCACCGCGTTCTGCTTTCCGTATCGCAAATAGCGCATCCTCGCGCCGGATAAAATCAGCCATCATTTACCCTCCTGTTCTATGCCTCAATAGTTGACGCATATCAACTTGCCGTATTACCAAAATGCACCTTCATCATAATTTTCATCCCTCTTGTTCCATGCTTCAGTGGCTTGTTCTTCTGTGTCATAAATATACACACCACCTAAAATCCCGCCATCGCACTCATAGCTTGCAATCGGGCATCCCGGATTTTCCTCATGAGCGTGGTGAAGCATAAAGCCAAGTCCACTATAGGGACGTTCTCTATATGCCTCATCATGTAGATTCCCTTCGTCATCGCACAGAACAAGACTAACTTCCCCGCCGCAGAACGGGCACGGTTTCAGTTCAGCCATCGTCCCGCACCTCCACGCCAGCCTCGTCCAGCAGGTCAGAAAGATCGGTGTCCACGCTGCTACCAATAAACTCGCCATTTTCGTCGTAGTGGTTGTACTCCGTGGTCGGTCGGGATTCTATCCCTGCAAACTCTTTTAAAAGTCTCAGATATTCGTCGTTATCGAAGAGCTGAGCCTGATAGAGTTGTTCCAATTGCGCTTTGGTTATGTGCTTAGCCATCCTTCTTGCCCCCCATTTCCTGCAAAGCCTTCTCGGCTTCCTCGCGAGTGAAGAAAACGGTTTTGCCGATGTCCTCACGATATTCCGGTGTAAACCATGTGGTTGTAATTTCCGGCTCCGGTTTGCCCGGGTAATCAACAATTTTGTAGCGGATTCGATAGACTTTTGTACCCAGCTTGCACGGCAGAATCAGGACGCGCCCGTCCTTGTCGGCCTCGGCAAGCTCGCGGAGGCGGTCAAACCCGCCGCACAACTCGGCAATGTCCTCGTATGCCGCAAGTCGATCAACAAAATCCACCTGGTACTGCACTCCGCTGAAATTTACCCGCCAGTATCCGTCTTTGAAATAAGTCAATCGTTCCATAGCTCTTCCTCCACATACCGCCAGCTCTGCGGCGGGCGGGTGATGGGTCCTGGCGCAAGGCCGTATTTTGTCTGCCGCAGGCCGGTAAACTCCCACAGATCGCGCGGGTGATCGTAAATGCGCAAATCTGAGATGTGCCAGCCGAAGCCGGTGGCAGCTCCGAGATACTGGTGCAGCTCCGCAGGCTCTAGGCAGGTTGGCCGCGCAGCATCCGACGGGATTCTTCCCTCGCCGTTAATGTTGATGATCTCATCGCACAGAAATTCCCCGATGACTTTGCCGTTTCCACATTTGTAGATATAGCACTTAAACGGCGGGTTCATCTTCGGGCGCGTCTTGCGCACCTCGATCGTTTTCTCTCCGCTTATGATCTTCTCGCACCACTCCGGGCGAATGCTAATTAAAACAGCTTTCATGCCTTTTCTCCTTCCCCCGGCGCTTCCGGCAGCGGCATCCAGTGGGTGACTACGCTGCCGATGCAGTCCCGCATTGCAATGCCATCATATCTGCGCCACGTATCAGCGCTTGTTCGGTATGCTTCTCCAACAAATACGCCGTCCGTAGCAAGGACGCGCGTTCCAGGCTTTGGGCGCCTGTCATCCACGCTGATCCACTGCGGCACCTTCTCCCACAGCGCCGCGTTCTCGGCGGTCAGGCGCTCGATCATGGTGATAGTTTCATCCGCCAGCCGCTCCGTGCAACGCACATACTTCATTTGTGAACAAAGCCCGCAACCCTTCTCTATATGCGTCGCGCAGATACGCAGTACCTGTATAATTTCCTCGTCTGTCATGTCGTCTCCTTCCAAAATTCGTTGAACTTTTTCCCAGTGATAATCGGGCGGCACCATTCGCGCTGGAATCTCCGCCATTCAGAAT